GGTAGGTTCATGGCCTATAATTTCACCAAGCCCATCTAACAAGTGGGCTTGCCCAGCTAGCTCATAAAGCGCAAACTCACGCCAATATGACCCAGCTACTTGGATCTGCCATAGATCACCGTACAGTGACTTTCGGGGAGAATGCCAAGCTAGCATCCTCACAATTGACCGCAGGTTAAGTAATGGGATATACAGATCTCCAAACGGATGGAAGGAACGGGCCAGGAAGGTTAAGTCCTCCCATTTACAACTCACAGGTATGTTATCCTGTGATTTTGTATTATCAGTATACGCTACTCCGAGCACTTTCATGTGCTTCTGCATAATTTGTTGATTAAAACGAGACACATCTTTTGAAGCAAAGATGCTATCGTCACCAAACGTAGACAAGTAAACTTCCTCGTTGTAACGAGCTAAACTACCGTTCTCCTTGAGATAGGCATAACGGTGATAGATCGTGTTCACGAGGCAATTGATCACTGTGGTCAAAGGATGACCAGAAGGATTTGTTCCACCCATAGATAGAAAATCACCTCTAACGTGTAAGTAGGGGTAACAAATATCCGCCATTATGGCTCTAAGGGCTGGATTTTCACCGCCCATTAACCTATGGATGATATCAAAGGCTGCTTCTGTGACTTGACCTCCCATACCTTTGTCAAAGTTTGAGAAATCACCAGCCCCAAAAGCACCATTGTCGCCTGCCATCTGACGAAGCGAGTCCGCCAATTGTTTCCACTGGGGGGAAGCATGATTAACTGAGTAAGCGTGTTCCGCTCCTGGTTTCAATGCACAAGCTTTGTAATCACGAATGAACTCTAAGTAATATTGTCTTACTAGAGTGATAAATGTCATGGGAGGCCCGAAGAACATTCGGATCTTCCCAATTTCATTTTTCTCATTTGTAACCACTTCGTCTTTAAGAGCCCCTTTAAAAACGGGTTTAAAGGAGTATCCTTGGCGAACGGTCTCGGAAATCAAGTCATACTCTCTCTGAAGTTCTTCATTAAAAGAGTAAATGGGTCTTCCAGTTGGTAATGTAACAACATCCATAAACTGTAACTTGTTTCCGCTACGAGGAAATCCTGCAGCGGTTTCAATGGTAATACATTCATCTGCAGTCTTACCGTTAATGGCCTCCTCAAGTGAGATAGGAGCATAATCGCCCTTAAAATGAGGAGACAACGTTTCCGTGATATGACTCACGATGGTTTCCAAGTCCTGCACGTCAAATACTGGTTTTGGTCTTAACATCTTAGAAACGTTAACAGGTATCGGCGATTTATCATTAAGATAAAACCCGAAAGTGTCTTTCTTTGTCCTAAACTGGGGAGGTGCGAACTCCTCGGGATTAAAACCTAGATCCTTAATCTCATCAAAGAGATGTGTGGGGCAACACTTTGTCTTGGGCGTCACGCGCCCGACACATGTACCATCATAGTCTACTACTGCAGAATTCTGATGGACAACCACTGAGTCGATAAATGGAGGCTTAATAACACCATAAGTTCCAACTAAGACGTCCTTAACAGGGGGTTTTATCCCCACTAAGTGAAACATCTCTTGTTGAAGAAGGTGTTGGGTTAACGGTACCACATACG